GTCTTAGGAACGATTCATACCCCCTCCTTTTGGAAGAGAGGGAGTAAAATATCTACTTATCCGTTTTGAATATTACTGAAATATTCACGTAGTGCTTGAGAAGTTATCTTATAACGACTCAACTACAGAGGTGGCACCTTGATAACTGGCGTCCTTCGAAAGAAGAACAGCGCAGTAGTCTTAGCCGTACATACCAACTAACGAAAGATGAAGAAATTTATATTTAATATAAATCCTAAATCCCTCAAAAGATTGGTTATGGACGCACCTAAGTCTATGTTTTCGCTTAAGGACCCTAAAAAGTTCTTATCTATCTTTGGTAAGTATTCTTGGAAAATTTCCTCGATACTTTTCCGTAAGGTAAAAGTTGCTAATCGGGTGGTTACTATACATAACTTTGGGCAATTCGTGTTCAAAATGAACCGATGCCATGGAACTTCATTCACAATTAAGTGGTTGAAAGCTTCATCAGTTGCATTACAACGTTTCCTTGCAGGATCTCCTTACAAATCATTAAGAGATGCAGAACCTTCTATGCCGCTTCCGAGACTCCATAATGGAATCCCTTTCATTATTGGGTCGCAAGATCGAAGATCTATACGAAACGGTAATGTTAGCGTTATAAGATTCTGGTTGACATTGTTCAATCTTTATCGAATTATAGAAGGACCATTATCTCCCAAGTTAAATACTATTACTGATCCTTATTCAGGACAGCAAGGTATACTTGAAGATTTTGATCACTTCATATCGCAAAATATGAAACGATTACTTTCGGAATTTAAGATTCCAAAAAGTAATTCAATATCAGCCTCTTATTTGGTTCGTTCGAGATCGGCCAGTACTAACGCCGGTGTTGCTATGTCCTCCGTGCTTTCCGATTTGTGTTGGATTGCACAAGATGCCGATACCTATAACTTATTTAAACAATATGCTATAGCATCGAAATCCTTCTTCCTGTTCCGAAAACTTGATAATTATATCGAGTATCTTTACAGGGCACTTGAGAAGGGGGCCCGTATTCCAGTAAAAGGGAATATGGCATCGATAGCTGAGGAAAATGGTGGAATCTGTCGTAAGACACTCCTCCCAGATGGACGAACGTGGACATTTGCTAGCCCCTCAGATGTGAATCTGAAAGGTGGTCAACTTTCACTTAAAGTGGAAGCGGCCGGAAAACTTCGTGTTTTCGCTATAGCAGATGTTTGGACGCAGTCATTCTTAAAACCCTTACATTCTTATTTATTTAGAATTTTAGGGGCTCTACCTAATGATGGAACCTTGGATCAAGATGCTTCGGCTTCGCGATCTATGGAGAAAGCGTTGCGACGTGGTTGTGCTTGGTCAGTTGACCTAAGCTCAGCTACGGATCGTTTACCTATTGTTTTACAACAAAGTGTATTAACGACGTTATTTTCTAAAGCATTAAGTGATGCTTGGCGAAATCTATTAGTGGAAAGAGATTATGTGTTAAACAGTTCTCCAATCCTGGATAAACATCCGGATGTTAAGACTGGACCTTACAAATACTCCGTTGGGCAACCAATGGGAGCCTTAAGTTCCTGGGCTATGTTAGCCTTAACACATCATATGTTATTGCAATTTGCAGTACATAGATGCAAAGGAAAACAGGAGCTATGGTATGATTTATACGAAATCTTAGGAGATGACATCGTTATCTTTGATAAAGATGTTTATCTTGAGTATCTTTTGATACTTGATCAACTAGGAGTGGGTGCAAACCCCGCAAAATCAATACCTGCCCCGACTCTTCCTGCGTTTGAGTTCGCTAAACGAACTTCTTTGCACGGTGAAGATGTTTCAGGGTTATCATGGAATGAATTTCTTAAAGGAGATTCATTACCCGGAAAAGTTAACTTAATCTTGCGATTAAGCCTAAGACGATTCCAGCTAAACTCAACAGCAATTGCTGCGATTTTAGCCCGTGGAAGTCATGATATGGCCAAACCTCTTAAGGCTGGCGCACATCATGCGCTTTTAGCTATTCTAGGATCATTATCTAAAGAAGATAATAAATCGCTTGAGTATGCAATTAGTGTACTGATAGATCCCCATAATGAGGAGGATGTAATTGAACCAAAATTGGCTTCAATTCCACTGCATCAGACTATGCAAAGCGTAGTGAAAATGCTTAAAGGTGAGTCTCTTTGTGACGTTCTCGAAAGTATCTTAAGTGATTTTGATACTCGTCTTGAACTCGCAAAAGATGAGCTGATCCCCTTTATGTCGGAAACAGCCTATTTAAAGGCTTTAGCTATCACTAAATCGATAGTATCGACTTATGATGAGCAGATAGACGCTTTTGCTTTCACATTATTGGACTTATCCTCAGTTGAAGATAATAAGATAATGTTAGCTCAGCGTAGAAGTATAGCAGAAGATATCCTATTACAGGATACTGACCCACAAGACCGTTTAGACGATCTTGAAGAGAAGCTATACAAAGCAGCCAAATATGGTATGCCTATCAGGGATGCCGTTCATTTATATAAAGAAGCCACAGCTTTCGCTATGTCTTTTAAATTTAATGAGGCCCCTAGAAGAACTATACCGGTGGAAAACTGGTTAGTACTTCTTGCTGCTAAAGCCGGGATGCCTGGAGTACGTTGGTGGGACGCACCTGCTTCTTTTGCAGGTTATCGTAACCTTCTGTAACCCCGATAGCAACAGCTTGACTAGACTTATAGTCCAGACTCTTCTTTTCATATTTAGGCGGAAGTTAGTTGTGCACTAATTTTCTGTCCTGAACTTGACTCTTCTAGTATTAAGAAAAGATCAAATTGGATGGACCCTAAGATTGGTACCTTAGGTGAAGCTTAGCTTAAACATCTAATTCCTGACCAGGAAAGCGCGGGATTCACAATACAATATTTCCTTTACCAAAAAGGTAAAATATTGGAATGATGAAAGCGCCTCTTTCACTTAATGAGCGGAAGATGGGCAAGAGCACCTCTTTGAAAAATTTCTCTTCGGAGAGATGGGGTCAAAGAGTATAGGGAC